GAACCCACCACCAGTATCGGACCCGGTGACAAGCGCTCGTTGCTCTTCAGCGGTCAGTTGACCAGTACGAAGCAAATTGCGAAACGCCACCGAACGAAGCTCAGCATCGGGGGTACTTGGCTTCTGCACCGCATTCTGAGCCGCCGCAGCCGCATTCGCCCGTTCTTCCTCTTGAAGACGGGTCTCCCGGTCGATACTATCCCGGAGATTTACTGCGTCTTTGAGCAGTGCATCATACTGGCCGGTTTCCTCGGCGGACATCTCTCTTTTTTCTGCCTCGGCTTTGTCAACAAGCGCCCGAGCCTCGGTCACGGAACGATTCCGTTTTTCCAACATCTCTCTAAGTTTTGCACTCATATGGTGCTCCTTCTGTCATCACGACAGTAGTTTCGGCCAGCCTCACGGCGGTCCTGTTGTGTTACAACGCGGCTTCCAGTTCCAACCGGAGCCGCCGTAAATACGTCTTGTTGTCTGGTAGGTCCTTCGCCTTTGCAGCTTCGAGCGACCGCAGAGCACAATCAGTGCTCGGGTATGCTGGATAGGTCACATAAGAAACGTCATAAAGTCTCTTGATCTTTGAAATAGTCCGTTCCCACATACCATCTGTAGACCGCTTCCACGAGTCACCGCCTTCCAGAATGGAGAAAGCAAAACTCATCTGATCAATGTCGCCGCGCCGCATGGACACCTGTAAATCACGGCTGTAGGTGGTATCCGGTGGGTCGTTCTCAATCGCCAATCCACCAGCGTCTTCCTTAATACGGAGAGTCCCGGATTTGGTACGACCCATAACCATATTCGAGTCATGGTTCTTTAACGCCCGAACATCGTCGGCCAAACACTCGGAGAAAGCGCCGGGTAAAATCATTTCCCGAAACCCCCCGAGATCATCACTCCATGAATTGACGACTGCGGCATGGCCGCGCATAGTCGGGTTCTCCCCTTCATCCAATGTGATTACAATTGGGGAAAATCGCCGCTCAAGGTGTTTCATTGCGTAACCTCTTTCTTTACTGGCGGTGGTTTGACTCCTGCCATCTTGGCCGGTACCATACCGCTCTGTAGGTAATACTGTTTTCCTTCTTCAGTTCCGGTCGGGTTCTCCCCTTCATAAAGCCTGACGCCATCTGGTGATATTGAAGCCATATCGAACCGGTGTTTAAGGTATGTTGCCCTGGCAACCACATCGCCCCGTACCAGACTATCCATGTCGATGTCGATACAATATTGACCTGTCTCGGACGAATAAAGCAGATCCCTGTCCATGGCCTGTTCCCACCGGGAGACATTCTCATGCATTGTGATTGCTTTAAATAAGGTCAAGAATTGTTCGGCACTGGCGAAAGTAGGGGCTTTATCCCCAGCCGCACCGAGCATTAGAGGAACCTTATAGATTCTGAAAATATCCTCAACTTGGAATTTCCGAGTATCAAGGAACTGGCTCTCTTCGGCGGTCATACCGATTTTGGTGATATCCATTCCCTCTTCGAGAAGGAGGGATTTATGGGCATTCGACACCCCAGCATACTCCCCGCCGGTATTTAATTGATCCTTTAAACGTTCATGTGCAACCTGCCCTAACTTGCCAGGATGCTTGAAAACCTTACTTATTTGGGCACCATTTGAGAACAGACGTGCACCGTGTTCTTCGGTCGCCATAGCAATACCGACTGCTTGATATGCTGCCCACCGAATAGGAGACAGGCCGATGATACCGTTAATCGAATACCCACGAACATGCAGCACTTCGTCAGCGCTCAGAACTTCCGACTTCCCATCTGAAGAAGTATGCTCGTACCAAAGGGTAGAACCGGCGGGTGGACATGGAGAGGTATCATTAAGGTACAATGCTATGCCACTGGGGGTAATAATGAAAGGGGACACGGAGTCCGGGTGCATGGGAATAAGTTCGTTCTGTTTTAATCCCGGATGAAAGATAATCTTGGAATAAGCATTACCCCTGAGAAGCCGGTGTCCCTCCATCATCTCGAACCACTCAAAAGACGATTGCCACCGATTAGGACGATGGCGAATCAATCGATGGCAACGATGGTTTTTTATGATGTCTTTACCACCGTCTTCACGCTCACGCTTCACATTCTTCGGCATCGCCGCAAGAGTACCAGCAAGAACAGTGACGCAACAATAAACAGCAGAGGTGCGCAGGGCGGTATCCGGGGTTACATTTTGACCAGCGTTATTCACCCGACCACCGCCAAACAACTCAATAAGGGCTGGATCATTCAGCCCGAGCTTCACCGACGACCGCAGTTCGGATGTAAACTGAAAAATACCCACTAAGGCTCAACCTTCGGTTTCGGAGCTGTAATATCCAACCATGCACCCCCAATAAGTAGTAAACTCCCGCAAACTGACCATGCAATCCAAGGTTGAAACTGATAGAGCCCATACCCTAACGCAACTAACCCGATTACTTGTAAAATTCCCGCTACTATTCGCATACCTTACCTTTCGGAGATTGTCAAGAGATTATTTATCCTAGTACCAGAATACCACGGTCCTCATATACCGACCGTCCGCCCCGAGGTTCTGGATTAAGCACCATCAGAGTCACAGCGGCAAAAAGTGCCATTACCGGATCGATCTTACCGGTGCCACTTGCCTGTTTCGTTACCAAGATTGCATTACCTTTCGGCTCGACCCGGGCATTGCCGACGCACCAATTCATCAGCTTGCTGCCGTTATGGTGGAGTTTGCCGGCAGCAAGTTTGCGCTCAGTGTCTTTGATTGCAGAGGTAAGCCGCCAACCCTGCGATACACCGGTAACCCGATCATCTTCATAGCCTCGCAACTTCAATTCATTAACCGGTTCCGCTATTCCGGAAGGGTCAACCCCGATCCGTTCCAGCAGACCGGATTCCTCACATGTGTCTATCCGGTCGCAGAACTGCTGCACGTCCTGGCCGACTTCATCGATAATGGTCAACTCCCCGGCTGCCTGCAGATCCTTGTACATCGGCGCCTCGGTCTTCCGGCGCTCCAGGGCGATGGGGTGGATCCAAGCGCCGAACCAGGCCCGCCAGAGGTCGTGGTCGTCGCGGTCGCGGCCAAGGATGCATTGTCCGAGTAAATCATCCAGACCGCCACCGTCGGCGCCGACAGTGATAACATCCGAACGCTCGAAGATCATATCAAGGGTGAGCTCCGGTTGAGCATTATAACGCCAACCGACGATTTCACCATCTACCTTAATCGGCGCCTTCTCCCAGAAGTCGGCCCCCGCCCACCGTTGGGACCGGAGGACCATGCCGATCTCAACATTGAGATGCTTGGCGAAGAAGCTACAGAGCGATTCTTCTCCTTTTTCTTCGGCTTTCTTCCATTTTCTCTCGATTGCCGGTATGTCAACCGATAAACCAAGATTCGGATTGGTTATATAGAAGTTCTTCGGATTCTTATAGCTCTCATCCTCAATCATCCGCCTTGGGAACTCATAAATCACCGGAAGAAAACAAGGATCTATAATTTTTCCATCTCGAACGTCGCGAGCGTAATTTAATTCCTGATTAAATACCCCTGCAGGAGCCCGATCCGCTTGTGTAGAAATATAAATTACACACCCCTCAGGACGTGACATGAGACCACCAGTCGCTTCGAGTATCATATTCTCAGCATCGGGTTTCTCACCAAATAACCACAGTTCCTCGATTAAGGTAATGGTCCCGATCTTTCCGGAAACAGTGCTCTTATCCGCCGCAACGACTTTAAGAATTGTTCCATTGGTACGGTGGGTAATGGTTTTTAAGTGGTCCTGAACATGGAATAACTCTTTTAGTTCCGGGTCAAGCTCAACCATCCATCGAGCGGGAGTATAGGAGTTTCCCGCAACCTCCATGGTGGGGGCTATAATATTGTATTCGGCACCGTTCCGCCAATTGATGATACAAGCGGTCAACATTACTGCAGCACTGATAAAACTTTTTGTATTTTTTTTACTTACGAGGAGAAAAAACTCAACAATCAACCGACGACCAGCTTCGGCATCATACGCACCGAATATCGCCCTTACCCAATCGAAAACCCATGGTCGGCACGCTTCACCCATGGTCGGCTGGCCGGGGATGTTGTAGATACGGAGGGCGCAGAAGATATTCAGGGCGTATTCTGCTTGGTCGGGGAAGAGCGGGGCGCAGGGGACCAGGGACTCACCGGCGACGATGCGGGACTCCCAGTCGGGGCAAGCCGTGGTCCAGACTGGAGGGGTCATGCTATAGTCCTTATCATGGTATAATCTACCATCATCCATTTACCAGGACACGATATAGCTCTACCGGTTACAATTAATGGGATATCCTGCCCAAAAATAGATATAATCACCTCTTTATCAGCTAAAAAAGCATTCTCTATTTTCAAAAAAAGAGGTGATTCATATTTCACAGAAATATGAAAGTCTATTTCCATGGTTACCTCCTTCTTCGAATTCGAGCGATAAATTGTTGATACTCCCGAGCCTCGGAATCAACAGGTTTCTTCACCGGGCCGGGATTGAATTTCTTCGTACCGGTAGTCTTGAGAAGTTCAATCGCTTTCTTGGTTGAAATCATCCGATCCTCCCTATGACCTTATTCGGCGGCGCCACCGGGGCGAATTTGCTGCCGGCAGCCACACGGGTAGCGTTCTCGACTCGCTCTTCCTTCTTGGTCTTGTTCGATTTGGCGTCAAGCTTCGGGTGCATATAAGGGGCGGCCAGGGCAGCCATCTCCTTCCGGTAGGAAAGACTGTTGCTCGGCCGGTTCATTTCCCGCAGCATGAATTCAAGCGGGGTCAACTCTTCGAGCGCTTCTGCTGCGGCGAAGTCTTTATTGAATTTGGCGGCCATCTCGGCTTTGGTCATCACGGGTTCTGGTGGAAGAGATGCTTCTTTCTTTCTCATTTCTAAATAGCAAGATTGTTTACAGTGTTCTCTTGCCAAATACCTGGCGTAATCCTCGATTCGGCCATTGCTGTACTTGCGCTCGATCTTACCACCACAATTCTTACAGAACTTCTCAATATCAGGGTTCTTTTTCATATAATCCTCATCACGCCTAACAATACATCAATCATCAAAATGAGTATAATCGAATGCTGTAGTTCCTGTCAAGCGTAAAAAATCCGGCAATGGG